TCATTTCTCGGTTCCCTTCTTCTTCGTCGTGGCGCGGCGCGGGTTGGCCGGGACGGTCGTCGTCTCGGGTTCGGCTTCGGGCTGGGGCTCGGGCCGGACCGTGGTGGTGGGCACGCGCTTGGGCTTGCTCGTGAGTGCGGGGAGGAGTTGGTCGCGCACGACTGCGCCCAGAAGCGCAGGGGTGTACTGGGGGTGGCGGGTGGTGACTGTGGCGTGCCAGGAGCGGCCGGGTTGGAGGCGGGCGTCGTTGGCGGCCTGGGCGTCGGCTTTCTCCTCGGCGGTGCCGGCGGGGAGCGGCGGCAGGTCGGGGCCTGCGGTGATCCAGGTCTGGATGACGGTGGTGGCAGGTTGGAGGCGCAGGCCGATGCGGTGGCCTTCGGGGTGGGTGTAGAGGGTGGTGCGCTCTGGGGTGTCGGTGTCCTCTCTCAGCCAGGGCGGTTGCAGGTGGGGGGCGATCTGGCTCAGGGGCTGTTCGAGACGGTGCTCTTCGGTCCGGCTGGGGGCCTTGTGCGAGGGCTTTTGGGAGCGGCCAGCGCGCCGGGCTGGGGGTTGTGTGCGAGGGATGAGGGGTTGTTCTTCCTTCATACGGGGGTGTTCTCCTTGGGTGTGCTGATCTGGTCGAGCAGGCGGATGGCGTCGCGGGTGGCGGCGATGGTGGTGGCCGTGTCCACGGCGTTGTCGCGCTGTTTGAAGGCGTCTTGGGCTTCGGCGAGGGTCTTGGCGTAGTCGTCCTCGGGAGCGAGGGAGTCGGCGCAGCCGATGAAGCAGTTGGGGCCGAGGTCCCAGATGATCGCGTTGACGGCGGCGCAGGCTGCGGCGAGGGAGTCGACGTCGTTGCCGTACCAGGTGTAGTCGTGCGGGTTGAGCTGGAGGTCGCGCAGGCACTGGGCGACGGAGCGGAGCATGCCGCCGGAGCCCACGGCGGGTTCGCGGATGGACTTGGTTGGTCCGCCGTAGTCCTTGTCCACGAGCATTCGGGCCATCAGGTCCGAGACACACGGTGGGGTGTGGTATTCGCCGCGCCACTTCTTGTCGCTCTTGTGCCGCAGGCCGGTCAGCAGGGGGCTGAGGACGTCGGACTCGGAGCGCATGTAGACGTCGTCGTTGCCGGTGAGGTCCAACAAGCCCGTGTTGATGGCTCGGTTGGTGACGGCGTGGACGGCGCGGAGCTGCTGGGGGTCGGGTTCGGGGTTCCAGGCCCAGTCGTGCAGGCGTATGGCGCGGTCGATCAGGTCGGGCCGGTTGATCCAGTGGCCGAGGTAGATCTCCTTGAAGAACTGGGGCAGTTCGTGTGGCTGGAGGTTGAGTATCCAGTCAGCCAGGCCGGGTACGTTGCGCAGGAGTGCGAGTGCGGCGACGGTGCCCAGGGGCACGTCGATGCTGCTGCCGCCGAAGCTCTGGTACCAGGCTTCGATGACGTTCTCGGCGATCTTCTGGGCGTGCTGGTGCGGGTCGCGGGGGGCGAGGTACTTCCGGGCGGTGGCCTTGGGGTGGTTGGTGGCCTTCGACTTGGGCGGCTTCTTCTTCGCCCAGGACGGGGCCGGCCGGGCCTGCACGGGGGCGGCGGCGCGTGGCAGGTACGGGGCGTCGTCGGACATGGGCTTCCTTTCTGCGCGCATGGGGCCGCCCCGGTGCGCGGTGCGCGGCCGGGGCGGCGGGTGTGTTGTGCTGTGGGGGCTGGGTCAGTCGGTGTGGCTCATGGCCTGGTGGTGGAAGAAGATGAGGCGCACCTCGACTGCGCAGGCGGTGTCGTGGTCTCCAGTGGCGCGCAGGCCGGAGGTCAGGAACATCCGGGCCAGTTCGTCAGGGTCCGTGTCTGCGGTGGCCTCTTCGAAGGTGAGGTGGTGCTGTGCCGTGGGCCGACGGTCGTACCAGGTCCGGAGGGTCTTCTCGATCTCGTGGAGGACGTCGGTGGTCTGCTCTTCGCTGAGGCCGAGGAGGGCGGCCCAGCTGGTCAGAGTGGTGTCGTCTACCGGGAGCTTCACGGTGGGTGGTCTTTCTGGTTCGGCCGTTCCCGGCCCGCTGGTAGCGGGCCGGGAACGGGGTGGTCAGGAGGGGAAGGGGTTGTTCCGGTAGCTGGGGTGGACGGCGGCCCACAGTCCTGCGGGCATGGGTTCGGTGATGACGCCCCAGCCGGCCCAGCGCATGACGGCGAGGTAGCCGAGGCGGCCTCCGGCGAAGCCGGTGCGGTGCTCGCAGTCCGGGTCGGGCTGGATGAAGATCCAGCCGGGGAGGTCATCGCAGCTGGGGTGGACCTGGAATCCGGGGCGCAGTTCGCGGGTGCCGTCGGTGACGATGGGCGGCAGGTCTGCGGCTTGCAGGATGCGGATGGCCTGCTGGACGTGGTCGTGGTGGTGGTGTTCGGGCAGGGTGCCGACGCCCTCGCGGATGCTGAGGCGGTGGGCTTCGGCGCCTTCGCTGGCCCGGTAGATGTCCATGAGGAGGTTGGCGTCGTCGATGCGGCCCGCCATGCGCATCGCGATGTTGGCGACCATGACGATGGGGAACCGGTCGTCGCCCAGGAGGCCTGCGTATTGGGCGTCGGTGAGGTGGTGGTAGCGGGTGGCGCGGAGCGCGGTGTGGGTGCGGGATACGAAGCGGAAGGCTTCGGCGACGTGTTCGAGGTCCACGCCGATTTGCGCCGACAGGAGTTTCACTCCGGTGGTGTGGTTCATGGTGTTGGTCTCCAAGAGGACGCTTGCGCGTATGGGTGCGCCCCCGGCGGTGGGCCGGGGGCGCGGGGTGTGTCGGGTGCTGGTGGGGCTTAGCGGCGTCGTCCGCCGCATCCGGCATGGCCGCAGCCGCCGCAGAAGCCTCCGGGCTTGTTGCACTCGCACGGGCAGTGCTTCATTTCCTTCTCCACTTCCGTTTCCGTCCGGAATTTCCGAACTTCTTACTTATATCTTAATGGCAAATACCGCCAATTCAAGATTCACCCGCCTTTAATGCCAATTAATTCCGAGAATTCAAATCGCCAATTACTGCGTGAATCCGGGGAATTCCCGCCCTCTAATTCGCCGCAGCCGGTATGAGGTCCGGCCACCGCACCGCCTCCAGTGCCCGCCGATGGGTGTCCGGCACCGGGACCGTGGGGTAGCCCAGCCAGTCGAGTCCCATTGCGGCGAGGATCGCCGCGTCGGCCTGGTCGTAGCGGCCCGGCCCCTCGCATTCGACGCCGTACCGCTCGACGGCCACGCTGCGCACCAATCCCTTGGCCACACGAGCGCGTTGGGCACGGGGGTGGTCTTGTGCCGGATTCGCGCGGCCGGTGGCGTAGATGGTGCGGTGGTGGGGGTTGGCGACGGCGTACGGAATGCGGTGTCGCCACAGGTACTGCGTCACCAGCCACCACAGTCCGGCCAGTTCGTGGTGACCGGCCTGCGCGCCCTGGGCGTAGGCCGCGCCCTCGACCACCACCAGGTCGGCGTCCTGCACGCCGACGTGGATGTGCCCGCACAACCAGTGCATCCGCTCATGACTGCGGCGTCTCCCCGGACGGAAGGCCCTCGCCCAGCCCGCGCCTGCTACGCCCGTGGAGGTCAAGGAGATGTCCAGGCCGATGACACGCGGCTGCCACTCCCCTTGTCCTTGGACGGTGGGCAGGGTGACCGGGGCGCTCTGGAGCAGTGCCGTCATGCCGCTCCTCCGGCTCGCCGGAGGATCTCGGTCATGGGCAGGTCGCGGCGGAAGGGCGCACCCATCTCTGCTTCCAGGTCCGCGTATTCCTCGGCCAGCTCGGGACGCAGGTTGGCCGCGCAGGTCAGATCAGGGATAGAGGCCAGGACACACAGGCTGCATGACAGACGGGACATGCCTGCGTCGTACGCCCAGTGATATGGCAGGCCGCGGTTGCGGATGCGCTCCCAGACCTCTTCGGTGCTCCAGCGCAGCACCGGGTACCACAGTGTCACTGTGCGGCGTCCGCTGCTCGCCCGCTGATCGATCTCGACGGCGGCCTTGGCCGCACGCGCCCGTGACTCTTCTGCCCGCAGACCCATGACGAGGACGATCCGAGCGGCGCGTCGGGTGATGCCAAGTCTGGTGACCTGCTCGGTGATGAACTTCCGCGAGACGCCCCGCTTCTCGGCGGTGCAAAACCGGTTGAAGAGGTTGGGGAACTGACCTCGGGCCTTGATGCGGTGCAGCAGGGACGGCCAGTTCGCCGGGCTACGCACCTCGAAGGGCAGGCCGTACCGCTCGGCCTGCTGCCGGGCGAGATCGAGCGTTCCGGGCCATTCCACGGTGTGCCCGCGGGGGGTGCGGCCGAGGTCGATATGGAGGACCACGATGCGGTCGCGCACGCCGGCTTCGTCGGCCAGTCGCACGGTCTCATCGAGGGCGACTTCGCTGTCCTTTCCTCCGCTGTTGCTGATCACGATGCGGTCGGCCGCGGCAAGGTCAGGCACCGGGTCCGGGCCGTGCGCGTCCTGAGCCGTGACCAGTTCGAGCTGGCGGCTCACCGCTTGCCCTCCCCCGCGGCGGCGAGGTGCTTGGTGATCAGCTTGTCCGCTTCGGTCATCGCATCTGCTTTGTGGGCGGCGATCCACTCGCCGAAGTAGCTCGCGGGCGGGCCCCACAGGTGCCAACCGCTGTCGTGGTAACCGTCCTTCGCGTTCTTCTTGCGGTAGCTCAGCTCCCACCAGCCTTCGCGCCAGCGCCACAGCCGTCGCTGTCCGAGGTCGGCGACCCAGCCCGCGCGCTCGGCCAGGGCCTGGAGGCGAGCCATGTCGGTGCGCAGCATGGCGTGGGCTGCCGTGTCGAGCGGAGCGATCGGTTGGGCGTTCGTGGTCGCGCGCTGTCCGGGGTCGGTGGTCTGTTCCGGTGCGGGGTGGGCGTGCGTCCGCTGAGCTTTCAACTCGGCGCGTGCTTCGTCGCGTTGGCGGGCGACACGCCGCAGGAGGATGGCAGCGCCGGAGGCGCCGCGTCCTTCCAGCCACTGGGCGGTGGCGTCTATCTCGGTTCCGACAGGGTGGTTCATCGTGGTGTTCCTTCTGGCGCCGGAGCCGCCCCGGGGCACGCCCGGGGCGGCTCGCCGCACGGGCTGGTTACGGGCGGGGGGTCTTGGGGGCCTTCTGGATGGAGTTGCCAGAGGCCGGGAGGAGCTTGCGTCCGGCGACGAGGTCCTTGAAGCGCACGCCGGCGCGGAAGTGCGGGACGCAGGCGGGGGGAACGTAGACCTGCTCGCCGGTCTGCGGATTGCGGGCGACGCGGCCGGGGCGGTGGCGGGGTTCGATAGCGCCGAAGCCGGTGAGAGAAACGGTGTCACCGGCGACGACGGCTCGCACGATGGCGTCGAGCACAGCGTCCACCGCGTCGGCCGCATCCCGCCTGCCGCCCACCTTGCCCTTGATGGCCTCGACGAGCTGTGCCTTATTCACTGGACTGCCTTTCGCTTTGCGGGCTGGGGAGCGGCGGCGCGACGCACTGACGGCGTGCGCGCCACGCGCCGGGAAGGCGGGTGAGGCCGATGCCCGGGTCGCCGTCGGCGTCCGGCTCGCGCCCCACACCCGATGAGGGAATGACTGTTTTCATAAATGTGACCTACCTTGAGTCAAGGGTCAGAACGGAAGGCGCATCAGGGGGCCGCCGACGGCCAGCACCACCGACAGGGGAAGGGCCACGCAGGAGTCGTCAGCGCCGACTATCACCGGCTCCTGGCCGGGCTCCGGCCGAGCGGTAATCCGCCACCGGGCTCCTCGCCTGTCCGCGTAGACGGCACCGACCTCGTAGGGCATCCCCCCGTACAGGAAGAGCCGCGAGCGGACCGAGGCGGACCACCCCTCCAGCGGGTCACCGCTGCGCGATCGGGTGCAGGGCATGTGCAGGCCGATGAAGTCCGGGCCCGACCTGATGACGAGGGCCGCCCCGCCCGCGGCGTGCACCTCGGCCTCCTCGCCGGCGTGTTCCCACAGCGCAAGGTCCTCGGCCCGGAGCCGGACGGCTCCCCAGTCGGCCGACGGCCGCTCGGCGGCGGCACGCAGCAGGGCACGCCAGGGCAGGTCGGCCATGTCGGAGGCGACGGGCACGGTCATCTGTGCCGCCCCTTCCGTGAAGTGCAGCAGAGGGCGTCCACTGTCGAGCCGGTGCTCCACTGTCACGTGGTCGGCGGACTCCAGCCAGCCGCGCAGCGCAGAGGCGTCGTCGTAGGCGATCGGCGCTATCCAGTGCGCGCCCTTGACAGGGATGCGGGCGATGGCGATCGTCCGGTCGCCTGCGACGGCGTACAGCCACCGTCGCGTGCAGTCCAGGACGATCATGTCCAGGTAATCCATGTCCGAGTCGGCCGGACGGTGCGCGGCGACCTTGTCGAGGATGGCAGAAAGGTCGCCTGCCTTGATGGTGAACATCTCTCTCCTTAGCGGGAGTTGGGGATTCGGTGGCTAGCTGCCGGAGGCCCGTTTCTCACGTCGGCGTGCTTGTGCGAGCCGTCCGGCTTCCCGGCACAGGACACAGGCCCTCTCTCCACGCCGGTTGTGGGCGCGAGCGCCGGACTCGGTGCCGTGGGCTATGGGGGCGGGGCCTTCCTCGAGTTCGTCGGGGTCAGCGCCCTTGCAGGTGGCGCGGAGACGGCCGTCGTGCCATAGCCGTCCGCCGCAGACGCCGTCGAAGCGCGAGTGGCGTGGCAGGACCAGGGCGATGCAGCGTGCCCGGTACGGGCAGCCCTCGCACACCGTGAGCAGTTGGTGGGTCTGCGGCGTCCTGAGCAGGTCCTCGCTTGCGTCGTTGGGGGTGAAGCGCATGTCCCCCGCGCAGGGTGCGTCGCTGACCCACCAGGTACCGCTCATCAGGTGTTCTCCGGGCAGCTACGCGGTCGGCGGCAGCGGCATCAGGCGCACCTGATCGCCGGTGCTGGTGCTGAACGGGTACGTGTAGTCGCCGGGCAGCGGCATCAGGTGCCGGTCGGCCAGGGCAGGCAGGGCGAGCACCTGGGCGAGGAGCCCGGCGACGGTCGTGTCGCAGGCGGCCGACCACCGCGGGCGGGGTGTGATTGCCGGAGTGCCGTCGTCGGTGACGCCTTCGAAGATCTCGACGACCCGCCCGGCGGCGCGCCCGTCCACGACGAGCGCGGTCGCCTCCGGGTGGTGCTCGCGGACCAGCTCGGCCACGCGGGCGGCCCGGTCGGCCGGGGGCAGCTCCAGGAGCCAGGAGTTGCCGTCAGAGGCCGCGTTGCGGTGCACGGACGCCCAGGCCGGAGACGAGTGAAAGGCGAGCGCGGTCCGCACGTCGGACTCGATCTGGTCCGCGATGTCGTCGAGCGGGTGCTCGTCCTCCTCCCCCTCCCCGTGGTTGTCCCACAGCTCGGGGCACGTACCCAGAGGGCTGGGCTGCGCGCCCAGCACGCCGTGCAGGTCGATGGTCCGGTCGCGGTGGAAGGCGAAGGTCACGTAGACCGCCTCGGGGCAGGCGGCGCGGATCTTCGCGGTGATGTGGTCGAGCACCGCAAGGCAGTACGCCTTGTCGGTGCGCAGGCGCTGGGCCTGCAGTTCCTCGCGCTGCTCGCCGAGGATGGCCAACTGGTCGTGCACTGCCGGTGTCATGGCAGGGGTGTCCCTTCTTCTTGGGGGGGTCAGGCGAGTACGGGCTTGAGTCGTTCGCCGAGCCACCGGGCGACGTTGACGCTCACCGCGTTGCCGGCCTGCTGCGTCTGCGCCGCCTTGCTGCCGACGACCTCGTACGTCGCGGGGAACCGCTGGGCACTGAGCTGTTCCCTGGGCTGCAACATGCGGAAGTAGCAGTCCTCGACCGCGGGTGCGCTGCGCACCACGGCCGCCGAGTCGCGGGTGGAGAGGGTGTGCAGCGGCTGGGCCGCCGTCTTCGGCGCGGCCCTGCGGTACGGGATCACCAGCGTGTTGCGGGCCCGGGTGCGCACGTCGGCGTTGGGCACGACCAGACCGTGATGGCGGGCCGTGGCGATGGTGCTCAGCGGCGCGTCGATCGGGGCGGCGTCGCAGTTGTTGCGGAACTCCACGATGAACGGGTCCACGGTGACGAGGGCTTCGCTCTCGCGGGTGGTGCGGGTGCGCATCGGCTCGGCGGCCGAGGAGGCGGTGTCGTTCCATGAGCCGCCGACCGGCACCAGGAGGGCTTCACCGAGCTTGGCTGTACGGGTCGGCAGCGGCCGGGTGTGCGGGGCGAAGGCCCGATCGGTGCCGTCCTTGCCGTGGGTGAGGGTGACGACGGACGGGTCGTAGGGGAACTTCACCAGTCCGGCCTCGATGCGGCGCATCGTGTTCGGCACCAGCGGCCGGGCGCGGTCCCCGATGCGCTGGCCGATGTCGTCCCACATGATCACGTCCGAGGCGGGCCGGACGTATGGCTCCACCAGAGCATGGCCGCAGCGGCTGTTGGGGCAGCGGTAGTCGTACTGAACGCCGTACTTACCGACCTTCACCCGTGGGTTGCGCCAGCTCTGGCGCGCCTTGACGTCCTGCCCGCACTCGACGCAGTACGCCAGCGGGCGCGGTGCGAGGTCGGGGCGGCGAATCCCGGTGAGGGTGAAGACCACGTAGATGCGGTCTCGCCATTGCGGGGCACGCGCGTTCGTCTCCGACCCGACGTGAGCGGACGACACGGAGACGATCTGCACGCGGTAGCCCAGCTTCTTCATGGCTCGGGTCCACTCGGGGAACAAGACCCAGTCGGTCACGAACTCCGTGACGTTTTCCACGACGACGCAGGGGAATCGTTTCGCCTCGGCGGCGCGCAGCACACACCAGGCGGTCACCCGGGTCATCTCGAATGCCTCCGGGGGGAGTTCCCGCCACTGCTCCTCCTCCTCGAACAGGGCGTCCTGCAAGGGGTCGAGGCGCTTCCTTCCGCCGGCGGGGCTGACCTCGGTGCAGATGATGGAGGCCCACAGCAAGAGGGCCTTCGGAAGCCAGCGCATGGGGTAGTTCTGGATGTCGGCACAACGAGCGGATGCGGCCGGGTGATTGAGTTCGAAGGTGTCGATGGCGGTCTGCCAGTGGTTGATTCCGAGGATCGGCTCGAACCCGGCTTCGAGCACACCTTGGCCATCTCCCCCCGCTCCGCAGAGCAGGTGAATAGATCGGGGCACGGTCGTGGTCTCCAAGAGGGGCCGCCCGGCCCGGTGGGCCGGGCGGCCGTGGTCAGGACTGGTCGGGTGCGCGTAACACGTGGTGATGGCGGCTGTCCTCGATCCCCAGGGCGGTGAACGCCGACAGGCCGAGGAGGCAAACGATCATCAGCAGCCAGATCACCGGTCCGCGCCCCTCGCGGGGCGTGTCACGCGGCGCGGCCGGTCAGTCATCGCTGCGCCCGACGCGGACGATGCTGATGTCGCCGCTGCCCTCGAAGACGGCGAGCGGGTAGCCGTCCTCGTGGGGCCGTTCCCAGACCCGCTGGTAGCCCTCAGCCGCCATCAGGTGGTGGGACCACTCGTAGAAGCGGGCGACGGCCATACCCGGCGTCTCGCTCACGCCGCCCTGGTTCTGGTTCAGGCCGTACGAGGCGGAGTACGTGGCCGATGTGGTCAGCCGGATCGCCGACTTGGGGACGTTGAGTTCGTCAATGCGGGCGAACATCGGCATCAGGCTGGTCTTGTGGTGGCGCTGCGGGCCGGTGGGGGTGGAGTCGTACAGCACGCTGTGCCGATGGGGGTCCTCCACGTTCTGCCGCACCACGGTCCAGCCGGTGACCTCTACGGGGTCGGTGGGCAGGGAGTGTTCGGCCGCCACGATCAGCTCGGTGCCGTCGCCGAGGTCGGCTCGGATGTGGTACTCGCTTCCGCAGAGTTCGACGTCGGTGGTCCAGCTGTTGTGGCGCAACGGGGTGATGACGTGGCGGTAGTCGTGAAAGAGCTTGAGCCACGCGGGGTCGTTGACGCGGTTGTGGTCGGGCAGTGCTGCGATGGTCATGTCTGTTCTCCAAGAGGGTGGTGCGGGCGGGGCGCCCAGAGGCACCCCGCCATTTTTCATGTGACCTATCTTTTGACCGAGGTTCAGCCGTCGGTGCGCAGCTCGTGGCTGCCGTGGATCTGCACCGCCCACATCTGGCCTCCGCGGGTGACGACGCACCCGACGACGCGGCCCCTGTGCGGCAGGAGGAACGCCGCGCCCTCCTCGCGCTCGGCGAGCGAGGCGGTCAGCTCCCTGACGCCGTCGGCGGCGCACTCGATCGAGCAGAACAGGCCCTCGCCAACAACGGGTGTGGCGCGCGGGCCGTGGATGACCTCGGCGATGACCAGGTAGGCGCCGGGGTCGAGAATCGCGGTGTTCATGGGACTCCAAGAGGATCTGAGTTCGAATGGGTTTCGAACTTGTACTTATATTTTATTCGCATACACCCGGGCGTCAATGATGGCGATCAAGCAAATCGCTTACATGCGCCGGGAGTTGGCGGACTGTTCGCGGCCCATGCGGGCCAGGTCCCGCGTCCGCTGCCGAGCCCTCGCCAGGGCATCGGGGTTCCTGTCGGCGACCCGGCGCTCCTGCTCGGCGAGGAACTCCCTCAGCCACCGCTGCTGCGCACCGTGCTCGCTGGCAACGGCATCACGGCGCGCCTGCTCGCGACCGGCACGCGGATTCGTGCCGCACCCCCGGCAGTTGCCTACAGGCGTCGGATGCTTCGGGCAGCCGCGCGCTGCCTGGTCCTCCTCAGCCATGCCGGGCTCCCCTGCGGCGCCAGCCGTGGGGGTAGGGGGAGTAGGAAGGACTGAGGAATGACTAGGAAAAGAAGGGGTTTCCCCGGGGGAACCCGCTCGGTTTCCCTGCGGGAACCTGCCGGGTTCCCCGTCGGGAACCCTCCCCCCTTCACTCACAGGGTTCCCCTCGGGCAACCCTGCCCTCGCCTCGGCCGCAGGGCGTGCTCTGCGGGCAGCCACGTCCTGCTGCGTGAGGGCCGGCGGCGATGGTTTGCGGCGCTTGGTCTGCCGCGCCAACCGGGGGTTCTTCGGGGCTCGCTGCGCCGCATGGCGCCGCTCGATCAGCTCCTCGGTCGTGGGTATCGGCGGCACGCCGTACGGGAACACGCGGTACTCGGCGCGGCGGCCGACCCGGCCGGCCGACACCCGCTCGACCCAGCCGTCCCCCACCAGCTCGGTCACCACGTTGATCGTCGTCTTCTCCCCCACGCCAGCCCACGCCATCATCCGCTCCAGCCCAGGGCGTGCCAGGCGGGTCTGGTCGTCGGCAGAATCCGCGATCTTCATCAGGACGGCCTTCTGGGTCTGGTTGATCACCTCCCTGGGCAGGTAGGCCGCCGCCAACATCATGTGGATGCTCACATCTCTCCGTTTCACGTTCCGGTTCAAGACGCACCGGGGCAGGGGCAGGGCCTTGCGGCGGCCCTGCCCCTCCTGGGGTGTGGGTCAGGGCTTCTTGCGCAGGGTGACGTTGATGCTCACCGCGGTGCGACGGTCGGGATCGAGCCGTACGGGCACGGGGATGTCCGCCGCCTTCAACTGCGCCTTCATCGCTGCCACATCCGGAGCCGTCGGCACCTCCAGGCCGGCCCGCTCGTAGAGCGCGACCATGGCGTCCACGTCATCGGACCTGGACGCGTTGCCGCCGCTCCACGAGAGCACGTTGTCGCCGTAGACGCCCGGCTCGGAACCGTCGAGCATGGCGCGCAACACCTTGTGCCGATCCTTGAGCGGCTTCATCTGCGCGGAAATCTCGACGTACTCATCGAGCGCCTGCTCCCGATCCTGGTCATCGTGGATCAGGATGCTCTGCGGGCGCCGCCCGGCGACGGCCGGGCCCCAGCAGGCCGTCTTGAAAGGGCAGTGGTCACACACGGCCGACAGCCCCGGCCCCTGAAACGTGCGCGGCAGTTCCTCCGGGGTCTCGGCGGAGCGCACCTGCTGGACCCACCAGCGTGCCCCGCGGGCCCGTTCGGCGCTGTAGGCCATCTCCTGTACGTGCTCGTCACCCGTGTCTCGGTTGACGAACCGAAACCGCATCCGGCCGACGTTCACCGAGCCAAGCCGGGCGAGCTGCCGCTGTCCCTCGATGTCGGCGAAGCCGTTGCTGCGCAGCAGGTCCGCGTACAGCAGCACCTGACGGATCTCCGCCTCACTGGCCCCGTAGCGCAAGATGTTGTCCCACTGATAGGGGCTCTTGGTCTTCACGTCCTCCACGGTCGTCTCCTCCGCCGGGAGGCTTGGGCGCAGGCGCTTGGGCAGCTTCGAGGCGGTGGCACTGTCGAGCTGCACCGCGTCGATGTGACCACGGATGGACTCGTCCTCCACGCAACGCTCAACGATCCAGCCGAACTTCTGACGGGCAGCGGCGAGCATCCCCTCGTGCAGCCATGTGCCGAGGATCGCCTTCCGCTTCTCGCCGCCATCCGTCGGCTTGCGGCCGTGCAGCAGGTAACCGGCACGGCGAGCGCACACGGTGTCGCTCGCGCCCATCTTCGTCTGCAAGGAGCGGGGGCGTTGCGCGTCGGCCTCGTGGGCTGCGGGCCACAGGCTGACGGGGCGCTCAGCTATGAGAGTCATGTCATCTCCAAGAAGGCGGTGCCACCCACCCCGCGGGCGGCACCAGTGCGGGGTGGGGTCAGGAAGCAGTGCCGGACTTGGCCGAGGAGGCACGCTTGCGGGAGGTGGTGCGCTTGCGCGGGGGCGGCTTCTCGTCGGTCTCCGTCGCCTCCTCGTTCTGCGGCTGCGCCTTCGACTGGGCGGACTTGGCAGCTCGCTTGGGTGTGGCCCCCTTCTCCTCCTGGGGCCCGCTGTCACCGGGAGCTGATGCGTCCTCGACGTCATCGCCGCCGCCCCGACTGTCGTGCTCCAGTCCAGCGGCGGCCCGCAGACGGCGGGTCGCTTCCTCGGCGACACCTGCAACGACCTCTGCGTCGGCCTGCGCCATCTCTTCATCGACGTACATGCCGCTGAGGTCCTGCGGAGCAGCCATCCTGAGCGCGCCGGCCTCGGCGCACTTGCGCAGCATGTGAGACTGCATCGTGCGCCACATCTTCGCCAACTGGTACTGGTTGGCCTTCGCGTCCCAGTACGTGGGAGCGAACTCGCCCCACCGGGCCACGAAGGGGAAGCGGCTCGCCCCCCGGAGCACGGTGACCTTGACCGCCTGGGGCGGACCATTCTGCAACCAGACGTCGAACGCATTGCCCTCGCCGTCGTAGTAGACGGTGTCCTCGTAGCTGATGCGCTCTCCGGTCCTCTCCGCTGCCCGGTGTGCGATCGTGCGGAACCCGTCGATGCCGGTCTGAATGGTGAAGTTGACCGGGTTCTCCTCCCGGTCGTCTCCCCGGTTCTTGCGGCCGATCATGTAGATCTGCCGGGCGAAGGGGTCAAGGCCGCTGCGAACGCAGTAGTGGAAGAAGACTGCGAGCTGGGCGCGCGGAGCCGCCTGGAGGCCAGGGCTGATGAGGGCCAGCGCAGCCACCTGACGCTCGTTGAATTCCTCCTGGTCCCTTCGGATCACGACCGCACTCGCGGCTGCGGGGCGGGGCAGGGAAGTCGGTGTGACGGGGGCTTCGGCCTCTGTCGATTCGATGTCTTTGGTTGGTTGTTCGGACTGCTGGGTCATGGGTGGTCTCTCCAAGAGGTCGGTCAGTTGGTCCGCAGAGCACGGACCTCGAACGCGGACTGCCACTCCGGGTGCCGCTCGATGAGGAGCCGGACATACCGGGAGCGGTAGTTGTTATTGAGGCGGAATTCATCCCCTGCGGTGGCAGTGGCATAGCGCCAGCGCAGGACCTCGAAGAGCATCCCGATGCCGACGCGGACAGCGCCGCGCTTGAGGTAGTCGCCAGTCAGGCTCTCCAGGGCTTGCAGCACCCACGGGTTGAGCTGGTGGAACTCCTCGAACTGCGCCTGGATCGTGGCCGCCTTGCCGTCCGGCTGCCGCACGGTGCGGATCACCAGTCCCGGAATCTCGTCCTGGACGACAGCCATACGCAACCCCCATAGACCGATTAAAACAATGTGACCTATCTTGAGGGTTCGAGGCCAGATGATCAACCCCGCTGTCGGCAAAAGGGACTTCACACCGCAAGCGCGGGCGTCAGGACGCTGCCGAGTCTTCGGCCGCCTGACCCGCGACCGCCGCGGCCTCGTCGTTGGCGCGAGAGATCTCGGACAGCATCCGGCAGGCCAGACTGGAGTCCGGGTTGGCGGGGTCGGGGTACTGCATCAGGTAGCGCATGAGCGCCGTCTCGGTCATCAGCAGCTCTTTCACCTGCATGACGGCGACGGCCTCGCCACCGCCGGTGCGCACGATCTGCACGGGAACTCCTTTGCGAATAAGGGCACACCCTCGAAGGGATTACCTATATCTTATTCGCAATTCGAGCCTAAGTACAGCATTTGCGCAGGTCAGAGGCTCTTTCGCGCATGGCGTCCACGGGTGAGGACAACCGACCCCGGGCCGCTATAGGTGCCGCTGCGCAAGGTGGCGGCCACCGTTTCATCCACCTCCCACGGCAGACTGCGCGCGGTCGCGCGCAAGGCGGGCACAGCCTCGATCACCGTCTCCAGCAGCCACAGCCGCGACCCCGACAGCAGCCAGTCCTCCTTCGGGAACGTGCCCGCGGCGATCCTCGTCGCCAGCGTGCCCTGCGAAGGCAGGTGGAACAGCTCCATGACCTCCTGCTGGCCCACGATCGCGGGCAGTTCGTCGCCCAGATCAGCCATCCAGCCCTTGCCCTGCTCGGCGGTGAGGTGCTCTGTGACCCGCACGTCGACCTGCCGGAACCGCGCCGTCGTGGTGCCGAAGCGGGTGGCGAACCCGAGCGGCCAGTAGCGGACGCCCGAGACGACGATGGCCGTCGCCGGGTCCAGGATGCGCCGGCTGGGGGCCAGCCACTGCCCGATCATCTGTGGTTCCACCCGATACAGGGCAGCGAACTCCTGATGCCCGACCAGATATGGCTTGAGTCCGTGCATTGCCCCGTCCTTCGCTATCGCCTCGCGCGTGCCGACGGAAGAGTAATGCGCGCACCGCTCGCCCTGCTCGGCGACACCGCTGCTATCGTGGGCGGCGGTCTTTCTCCAAGAGGACCTGACGGCCTCCGCCTCGGCGGGGGCCGTTCTCATACCCCAGCGTGCCCTTGCGCACACGCCACCCCTCCACGGTGAACACCGCCCAGCCCGGGGGGGCTTTCGGCGTCAGCCCCTCAGCACACCGTACGCAGTCAGCACCACCGCGGTGACGCTGGCCAGCACGGTGATCGCTGGCAATGGCCACCGTCCCCGCTCCAGAGTCGTCACCCGCTCTTCCAGGTCCTCGACCGCTTTGTCAGTCTGGTCACTGCGCTGGACCAGCAGCGCCAGCTGACCATCGATCTTGGCCAGGCCGACTTCCAGCGAGCTGCGCAGCTCGGCGAGGGCCAGCGCGACCTCTCCTTCTGGCACGGGACTCTCCTCGTTCGGGTGGCAGATCAGTACTTGGGGGTGGCCGGGTCATGCTTGCGCGGCAGCCAGGAGGCAGTTCCCTTCCGCCCCAGCACTGTGCCGAGGGTGGACTTCAGCGCCGACAGGGCTGCGGGTATCGCGGAGACGGCGGCGGCCTGCCAGGCGGACAGCGACAGCATTTCGGTGGTGCTGGAGGCAGCCATCAGGCCCAGTACGGACTGGAGGTAGGTGGCGATCGTTCGTTCGGCGAGGTCAGCGAGGGCCTGCGGCATAGGGTCGGTCGTCTCCTGATCGGGCTTGTGCGGGGTCGGGTCGGCGGAGTGGGCCTGATGGGGCACGCGCAGCTTGTTCCAGGTCTCCTCGTCGGGGATGCCGTCGGCGGCGGAACCGTGCTGGCCGCACTTGATCTGCCAGGCCGCGTAGCTGCGGCGGTGCGCGTCGCCCCAGACCGGACCAGGTGGGGAGGAGAAGGAGTCGCAGCCCTCACCGATCAGCCGCTTCGCCACGGCCGCGATCACCGGCGAGGAGCGGCCATTGTGGAAGAAGTCCGCGCCCGGAAAGGTGGCGTACTTCGGCTTCGGCTTCGGCTTCGGGTGCGGTTTCGGCTTGGGGTGCGGCTTGGGGCCGGGCTTCTTGCCGTGGTCCTTGAGGTGGCGGGCGACGCGGGCGCGGAAGGCATCCATGTCGATCCCGCCAGGGTCAGATTTGGACGGCTTCCATTCCTTGTGCCCGATGACACTGTGCGCGTTCCAGCCGTGGGCGTGGCAGACGGCGGCCGCGGCACGGGCCATGGCGTCGAGCTGCGCCGAGGGCCATGGCTGGTTGCCGGTGTTGATGCACTCGAAGCCGTAAAAGTGCCGGTTTCCGTCGGTGTCTTCCTCGTTGGCACGCGGATGCTCGTGGTCCTCCGCGATGACCGCGAGCAGAGTGTCGGTGTCCCCCATGCCGGCGTGGTTGCTGCGCCCGTACCCGACCAGGTGGACGGTGCCGGAGCGATCGATAACGCCATGGCACAACGGGCCGGGCAGCGCCTGATAACCGACGCGGCACAGCTCCACCATGTCGGCCTCTGACGAGTAGGGGCCGGTGTGATGGATCATCACACCGTTCATCGGGCCCCAGTTGCCGTGGCGGTTGCGGTTGTGGGTGCGCCAGTGGCCGTGCTCGACGACGCCGAGGCCAGCGTGCTTCAGTGCGGACAGGAAGCCGTCCGCGCTCAGAGGCGTTGCCATCTTGCTTCGCCTTTCTCCCCTGCGCCGTATGGCAGTCGGCCGTACCCGATCGGTTCGGGTCGGTCCCTCGGGAGTTGGCTGCGAAGCGTGGGTGGAGGGTCACCCGGTCGTCATGGTACCCAGCGGCAGGTCTGCGCGAAGCTGACCAGCCGCTGGTCAGCGCGCTAGTCGTCGCCGTCGGTGCGGCACGAGGCGCTGTCGAGGCTGATCCATGTGGCCTTCACGCTGCCGCCGTCTTGCACCCGCAGGATCAGACGCCCCTCCCGGTCGATGTCGAGCTGGAGTGCGCGGCGGTCCGCGTCGGAGGCCACCGGGACGGTCCGGGGGACGGCGGGCGAGTAGCCCTCGGGAAGCAGGCCGATGACCGTGTCGTCTATGGCCCGGCCACCCGGCAGCCCGATCCGGCCGCTGAACTCCAGCATGTCCCACAGGTTGGCGCGGACTTGCGGGGGCTGGGCCGGATCGGTCACCGAGGTGTCACCGGTAAGAGGCACATCCCGCCACGGCGGGTATGGCGCGCGGCGGGCCCGCTCCAGGGCGGCGACCCGCCGCTCCAACCGGGCCAGACGGCGCGCGAGCACGGCAATCGTGTCAGGCATCTATTTCTCCCCTGCCTCGTCCTCGCCGTCGACAGGCTTCACGCTGCGCTCCAGCTTCAACGTCACGCGCTCGGGGGTCTCCCCCTCGGCGGGCCGTACGGTCCAGCCGACAATGCGGTTCCAGCCGTCGTACTCGACGTGCGGCTCATGCAGCCGGACACGTACGTGATCACCGATGCGCAACGACGAGATTGGCGCCGCCGGGTGGTCGGTGATCTCGAGCTCGGTGAGCGTCGCCAGCACCTGCCGGGCCAGGCGTTCGCGTCGAGTGCGCTGCGTGAGTTTGGCTGCGTCCTTCTCGGCGGTCTCCAGCCGGTGCTCCAGGCGAAGCCGCCCATTACGGTGGCCGTCGACCACGACCTTGCGCTTCTTGCCCTCGCCCGCGCCCAGGCCGACAACCCACTGGGCGTACTCGTCGGCGTCCTTGATCACGTGCGGTTCGCCGACCACGTTGGCCCCGGTGGTGAAGGTCAGATCTTGGCGGCGCAGGCCGAGCTTGGGGGCACCAAGGATGATGCGCCGTTCGGCGCGGCGTCCGCGCCAGGTAACCGTCTCGGACCACTCCAGGCCCTCATCGATCTCGGCCATCTCATCCACGATCTCGCCCAGGTTGCGGGCGTCCGAGCGCGGGATGTCGTACGGGTCCTTCGCTGTGCCCGTCTTGGCCTTCGACTTGGTGTCGTCCACGATGACCTTGAGGTCGCCGTCTGTCCGCGCCTGGGCGTAGTCCCACACGTCGCGGATCACGTCGCACGGGTCGGCTTCGACGTAGGGGCCTCGCTCGCCGAGGTTGCCGTCGAGATCGTGGCAGCGGTGCAGGTAGCTGGTGAACCCGGATGCTTCGATGGGCAGCTTCGGTCCTTCTGGCTCAGCTCGCCAGATGAGCCCGCCCCACAGAAGCCGCGAGTTGCGCTCAACCAGGAGTACGGAGTTGCCGGCGTCGAGCATGTCGCTCATCGAGCGGGCATGGGGCGGAGTGAGTGTGCCGGAGAACGAGCCGGGCCCGGATATCTCCGGGCCGAACTCCACTTCCGTCAGCGGGAGATTCCAGTGCTGGACCTCGCCGGTCGCAGCGTCAGCGACGATGTAGCGGTAGTCGGCCATCACGCCGGGCTTTCCGTGAACTCGATGTCGGCCGTCACGGTGGTGCCCTTGGCCACCGACAGGTCGCCATCTCCGTACTTGTCGATCTGGTTGACCTGCACGGCCAGGTGCTGGCGCGTGCCGCGGTCAGCAGGCGCAACGGCGAAGGTGTCGGCGATGACGACGGTGGTGCGGCGCGTGGTCGTACCGTCGTCATCTACGACGGTGGGCTTGGCGCTGCGCTCGCCCAGGCGGGTGCGGAGTTCGGCGTAGGTGGGGCCGGCCTCCGCTCGCAGGCCGGAGAGGGTGACCACGACGGTGGCCTTCGTCGCCCAGGCCGGAATGTCCACGTCCCAGGCTGCTTCCTTGGGCCACGCCGCCCAGTGGCCGTGCTTGGCGGGCACCTTCTCCGTGTGCTGGGGATGCACGGTGCGCAGGGTCCGCTCAGTGCGTGGATTGGCCAGGCGCCGCAGGTCGGTGATCATCTCCTCGGTGATCGCAGCGGTGTTGCGGGGGATGGTGAGGCGCGCCAGGGGTATCGCGGTCATATCCCGGACGGCAGCTGTGTCCTGCGAGTCGATGCCCTGGATGAGGTGGAAGTAGCCGATGTCCTCGCGGCGCGGGTCGCGGTCGCCTTCGACCTCGGGATCTTCAACTCGCAGGACGATCAGGTCCTCGCGGGCGAACGGCCCGGTGGGCGGAACATCCACGACCGCGTCGCCCACGTTGCTCTGGATGTAGGCGCCCTGCCAGGGCCGGGCGCCGTGGATGAGGGCCGATCCGTCGCCGACGCGGACGCCGGGGCCGGGCGCTTCCAGGGGGCGGACCTTCAGGTCCCCGGCTTCGGCGATGCCCTGACGGCCGCGCGCCAGATCGCGGATCATCAGGCGCATCGCGCGGGCAGAGTGGTGGCCGCCGTGCACCATCATGGGCGGCTGGATGAGGGGCACTACTGCTCTCCGTTCACAGGGCGGTGTACGCCGAGCGCCACGACAGTTCGAGGCGAGCGGTTCCGGTGGGGTCCTCCGCGGTCCAGACGATCTCCGATCGCCCTCGCGGTATGGCGAACAGGTCGAGCCGGGACTGAGGCGTGAGGTCGTTTGCGACATTGGTCTTGCCGTTGCGCAGGGCCCAGCAGGTGAAGGGCCGGGTCTCCATCTCCACCCACTCCCCTGCGCGTAGCGTCAGGTCGAGATCGAGGCTGCGTCCGGTGACGGTGTTCCAGATGCGCGGGTTGGTGACCGGGCCGTGCACGCGGATGCTGGGCCAGGTGGAGACGTTGCCGTGGTTGGTGATCCAGCCGGGCCTGTCCGCCGCGTCGGCACGGTCGCAGCCCCCCGGCGCGCACAGCGCCTGGTCCGCAGTGCGGTCGCTTCCCTTGTACTCGGCGGCCTGGTCCAGGCCGAGCGTCAGGCGCGACAGCTCATCGCCGTACCAGCGCGGATCGGTGGCAACGAACTCCACGTCCAGCGGTATCCATCCGTTGACGGCGTTGGTGGTGCTGGTGGCCTCCACGCGGCGCAGCCGCCCGTACAGGCGGCGTGTGCCGTGGCCGGGCCAGCGGCCCCGCAGCACGGCGCGCCCCTCCGGGACGGTGCGAGCCATCGGATCGTCCAGGCTCAGCTCCAGGCGGGCGAGGAGATCGGCGGCTGCGGTCGGATCGCCGGGCGTTTTGATGCCCGCTTCCATGCGGAGGGTGCGCGGGCCGTAGAAGTCCTGGCCGACAGCGACGCCGTCACCGCCAGGGTTGTCCACATCCTGGGGACGCGTGGGAGGCGAGCCGAGCCCTTCGATGTTCCCGATCGGTATGCGGGTGCCCCTGCCGAGGACGACGCCGCCGACCTCGAACTGCCAGGGGGCCAGCTCGATTTCGATGGGGGACTTCACTGCTGTAGTGGTCATCACACTCTCCCGCCACGCTGGGCGTTGCGCAGGTTGCGCATCATTTCCGTGCCGATCTGCTCAGGAGTCGCGGAGCTGTCCGCGACGGTGACGGGCATGGTTCCGATCAGTGGCTGCTGCTCGCGGACGACGACGACCTGAACACGACCGCCCGCGCGGCCATCGACAACCCGCGTGCGGGCGCGGTCCGATCCGGCGCGCAAATCCCAGGCGCGGGCGATCCCCGCCATGGCCTCCGTGCTCTTGGTCCGCCTGAACGTGCTGGCCATGGGGGCGTAGTTGGCCCGGCCGCGCAAGCCGCCGTCGGCGTACCACTCGACCTGCCCACCGAAGCGATTGACGACGTCCTCGACAACCGCCTTGCTGCGAGGCCGCTTTGCGGCCGATAGGGGTACATATGCCTCGCCCTGCGTCTCGGGCTCACCCCATACGCGCCACGATCCGCCAGGAGCGATCTGCGCGACGTGCTGCTCCCGCCGGCGCGGACGAACCGCGCCCTCCCGAACACCGCCGTCGGCGAAGTAGTCGACCACCCCACCATTGGCCTGGCCGAAACCCCTGAATTTCGGGTTCTGGATAGAGTCGGGGATGCCGTTGGCGTCATGATCCCAGGACGGCCCCTTGACCTGCCGGAACAGCGTGACGGTCACCGCCTTGCTCCGGATCGCATCGATCCGGGCCTTGATCGCAGCAGCTGCCTTGGTCGGGCCGCCCGTGGGGACGGTGATCTTGACCTTCTTGCTGCCGGGCACCTTCTCGATGCGGAAGCCGAGCTTCTCCAGCTCCTTGCGGGCAGCCGCGGTCGGCGCGGCCACGGTGACGTGCTTCGTGCCGGGCGTCTTACGGATCTCCCCCTGAACCGCCTCAAGGCTCTTGATCGCGGCTGCCGCCTGCGCGGACACCTTCACGTTCTTCGAGCGCGGCGTCCTGCCGAGCTTGTCGATCAGCCCGTCGAGGCTCTTGCGGGCACCTGCGGTCGGCGCCGTGATCTTGATCTGCCGGGTGCCCGGCACGGTCTTCACGACGAAGCCCAAGGAACGCAGCTTCTTCTGCGCGCCGTCGCTCAAGGAGTCGACCTTGATCGTCCTCTGCTTCGGCAGCCGGTGGAATTCCGCCTGCACCGCGATCAAGTTCGCCAAGGTGCTGTCCATGCCCTTGGTCTGGAGCAGCAGCGACACCTTCGACGGCAGCAGCCCCAGGCTGTCCGCCACGCCCTGGGCCTGGGCCTTGGTCAGCCCGTAGCCGCGAGCGGCCTTGATGGCTTCGGAACGGGCGCGGCTCATCTCGCCGCGGGCCTTGGCCAGTGCCTTGGGCAGCGCCTCCCCGTTGCGCTGCGCCAGGTCGTAGGTGGCCACCGAGGCGTCGGCCGCCGCATCCGACAACGTCGTGAGCTGCGTATAGAGCTGCTGTCCGTTGCGGGTGGTGGTGTTGAGGGTCTTGTCCTTGTTGACCAGCTGCTTGCCGCCGAAGCCTTCCTGCCGGTTGACGTGCTTGCCGCCGTCCTTCAGCTCCAGCACGGCGCTGTTGACCTTCGCCTTTGCTGCCTGGAGCGAGATCTGGCCGCCGGACAGCAGGTCGAGGGCGCTCTTGAGCGAGCGGGTGCGGGTATCAGCATCCGCTGTCTCATCAGCGAGACCGCCGACAGCTGTCTTGAGCCGGTCGTAGGCGGAGGTGCCGTCGCCGGCACCGCGGGTGACGTTCGCCAGCTCCTTGGCGTTCTTCACCGACTCAGCCATCTCGCCCTTGACGCTGCCGAGCGCGTCGGCGGCGTCCTTGTATCGCTGGCCGACGTCGTCGTACCGCTTGTAGCTCGTCTTGCCGGCGGCCATGTTCCGCCAGTCCTTGTGCTTGTCGGCGGTGGCCTGGAGCTTCTTCTGCAGCGCGTCGAGGGATGTGCCCTGGCCCAGGTAGGCGTCGGTCAGGGAGGAGACGGGCACGCCAGCCTTCTCCATGACGTCAGTCAGTTGACCCTGGCTGACCTTGGTGTCCATCAGGATCTGGGCGGCCTGGCCGCGCACGTTCCCGGTGACCGCGCCGCCCGACTCCCGCAGTGCCGAGGTCAGGGAGGAGATGCGCTGCTGGTGCTCGGCCGCCGCCTGCGCTGCTCGCTGCTGTCGTTCGGCGAGCAGCCCCAGGCCGAAGGAGACACCGGCCATGACGATGCCGAAGGGCCCGCCGAGCGCGTTGGAGACGCCGGACATGGCCGAGCGGAAACCGCTCCCGGCAGCGCGGGACATTCCGTTCAACGTCCCCGTGAACGTGACCCCGGCGCCGTTGGCGCTGCGGAAGGCCGCCGTCATGTTGCCGAGGAAGCCAATCCGGGCCTGTACCGCTGCCCAGGCTGCGCCGTAGCGGTTCAACGACACACCAGACGTGGCGGCGAGTGTCTGCTGAACCCGCATCTGCTGGTTGAGGCTCTGGAACCCGCTTCGCACGGGGCCAGTGACGGTGTTGGCGAGGCGGGTGAGACCCGGCTGGGCGCGGCGGAACAGCAGCATGGCCAGCGCGGCGGACTGGATCGGGGCGGGCAGCGCGCCGAAGCCGCTGACGAGTCCACCGACGACGTGGCCGACCGGGACCAGGACGGCGGACAGGCCGGACACGGCGTCCATGGCCGCGTTGGCGACGGTGGCGATGATGTCGAGCGTCCCGGCTGCCGCACCTCCGTCTTTGCCGAGTCCGGCGATGGCATGCAGGATCGGTTCTGCACCGTCGGCGGCGTTGCCGAGTACGTGGCCGAGGGTGGTGGCCGCGTTGATCAGGAGGTTCAGACCCGTGGCGAGGGTGTGCTCCCCCAGCTCCTTCAACGGTCCGACGAGGCCCTTCGCCTCGTCGATCAGTCCGCCGAGCCCGGCTCCGGCCTTCGCCTTCAACTCGGGTCCGTACAGCACGGCCAGGTCGTTGCCGTACTCAAGCGCCTTGGTCAGGTACGGGGTTGCCCCGCCCATGCCGCGCGTGAGGAGCCGGGTGACGTACTCCAGACCCGGCGCCATTCCGTTGTACAGCGCCAGCCCGGTTTGCTTGGCCTGGGTGCGCAGCTGTGTCATCGCACCGGCCAGGCCCTGACCACGTGATGCCGTGATGGAGGCGGCGGCCCCGGTCTGCCGCACGGCGATCGACAACGCGTCAAAGCTCTCCGGTCCCTGATGCGCGAGCGCGTTCGCACCGCTCAGGCCCGGTTTGCCGAACGCCTTGACGACGTTCGCCGTGAAGTCCTTCTCGGACATGGAGTGTTCGGCCTTCGAGAGGCCGTCGATGACCGTGCGCAGCCCGCGGAAGCGCCCCTGGGCGTCCCACGCCTCGATGCCCAGCTCCTTGAGCGCGCCCTTCATCTGCGGCGTCGGCGAGGCGAGGTTGGCGAAGATTCCGCGCAGGCTCGTGCCCGCCGTCTGCCCGAGAAGCCCCGACTTGCCAAGCATGCCGACCGCGGCGGCGGTGTCCTGGAGGGAGATGCCCAGCGCGTTGGCGACCGGCCCCGCGTACCGCATCGAGTAGTAGATGTCGGTGATGGAGCCTGAGGCGTTGTTCGCGGTGGCCGCGAGGGTGTCAGACGCCTGGGAAGCATGGTCAGCCGAGAGGCCGTACTGGTCCATGATGTCGCCCAAATACCGCGCACTGGACGAGGCGTTGACACCGGCGGCCGAGGCGAGCTGGAGCGATGCCCTGACCGCGTCGATGGACTGATCAGCCCGGAATCCGGCCTTGCTCAGCTCCACCATGCCCTCGGCCGCGTCGGCGGCCGTCGCATTCGGCAGCGACCGGTCGCTGCCCAGATCCTGGGCGGTGGCAGCGGCCCGCTTCATCTGCGCCGGCGTCGCGTTGCCCACCGAGCGGAACAGGTTCATCTGCCGCTGGTAGCGGTTGCCCTCGTCCACCATTTCGTGTGCGCCGAGAAGCAGGCCGCCACCAGCGAGGAGGTTCGTCGCGGAGACCCCTCGCCGCCCCGCCCCAGCAGTGATTCGCTGAAGGCGGGACATGGACCGGGCGCCGTCGTCACCAGCCGACCGCAACGCCCGGCGCGCCGCTCCAGCACGGGCGGAGATCCGGTCCAGCTCCCGCACCGCCGCGCGGGAGGAACGATTCAGCGCGGCGAACTGCCCAGCGAGACGGGCCCCGTGGACGTCGAGCCCGGCCAGTGAGCGGTTCGCCGCGGCAGTCCGGTCCCCCAGCGTCCGCATCTGCCCGGAGGCAGCGCGAGTCCCCGCGATCAGGTCGCGGACCTCGGCGCGCATCGCGACGGTGAGGGTGAACCCGGCCACCTCGGGCGGCTCCTTACTACGTGGTGCGGGGGTGGATCAGGGGCGCTGCTCGTACTGGTCGCGCGCGACGAGCTGGATCTTCACGCCGTAGCCGGAGCGGTCCTGCGGGACGTGATCGCGTTCCTGCGAGATCAGCTCGCAGCCGGGGCAGCGCAGGGTGTCGGTGACGTAGGCGTGGGGGTCGCCGCCGCGGGTGCGGTCCCACTCCTCCAGCCGCGTACGGCACTCCGGACACACCGACCGCTGCCAGTCCGCCCAGGCCAGGGCCTTCGCCCGGTCGAGGTCGGACCAGCGGCCGTCACCGCCGAGGAACTGCGAGTGCGGGATCTGGAACGTCTCGCACAGCTCCAGTTCCGCGCGCAGGCCCGGATCACGGCTCAGTCTTTTCCCAGCTCAACTCGGCTCTCCTGCTGGATCTGCCAGGCCGCGTCCCACAGGTCGTTCGCGTCCGGAGTCGACCAGTCGTTCAGCAGCTCCTCGGCCTCCTCACGGCTCATGCCGTCCACGGAGGCCGCAGCCACCAGCGCGGCGGGGAAGGTGTCGGCGTTGAAGATCGCCCCCTCCTCCGACTGCTGCTCTGTGGGCGGGTGCTTGCTGATCAACTCCTCCAGCACCGGGCGCGGCAGAGCGCGAAAGAACAGGAACTCCGAAGCGGCGTCGAGCGCGTGAAGGGCCTGATCTCGCGCCGTGTCGGCCTCAGCGGCCTGGCGCTCGGCCAGCTCGTCACCAGGGTTGGCCTCTGCGACGAATCGGGAGCGACGGGCGGCCTGTTCAGCCTCGTCGTACCGCTGGCGCAGCTCGGCGTCATCGCAGACGCGGAGCCAGTTTTGCGGCAAAGCGCGACGACGGAGGCGGTTCATCTTGGCCGACCAGGCCCCCTCCGCCGGGTTGGCGGAGGGGGACGGGCTCTTGGCCTGTGCAGGGCGCGTCACGATCAGCCCTCGTCAGCGTCGTGCTCGCGGACCGTCGCCTCGGTCTCGGTGGTCTTGGTGGTGCTGACCACGGTCACATCGACGTGGTCACCGTCGTGATCGCCATCGTGGTGACCCTGGTGGTGGCCGGTGTCGCAGTCCTCGCCCGGCCCCGGGCGGTGCTGCGCCTGCGGCACGGGGCGGTCGAGCGACGGCTCGTCGGTGATCGTGAAGTCCGCCTTGAACTTCGCCGCTTCGTTGCCGGTGCTGTACGTCGCGGCGCGAGTGGCCACCTGGGCAGGGAAGACATCGACCGAGCGGGAGCCGGGGATGTCACCCTTGCGCAGCAGCACGACGTAGCCCTTCGCGCCCTTGCGCAGCTGCTGCTCGATGGCGTCGGAGAACTGGTCCTCGTAGAAGGTCAGCGAGGACTTTTCGGCCTTGTCGTTGCCCGGAATCGAGGAGTTGAAGACGCTCCCCATGTCGGGGGTCTCGATCGGATCATTCTCCAGCGCCCAGCCCTCGATGTCCGATACGGCGTCGGTCAGGCTGAAGGCGCTGTTGATCTCGCGCCGGCTGGGGTACTTCGGATCGTTGAGATCCTTCACCCAGAGGATCTTGGAGATGCCGCGCCGCAGAAATCGGCTCTGGGGGGTCTTCTTCGTGCTCGTGGACACAGGTCCGCTCCCACTTCTGGGGCAGCGTCCCGTGCCGAGGCCCTGCCCCTTGATGATCAAAGGGGGTTCGCCTGGCCTGGTGGGGCTTAGCGTCCGCGCGGGCCTCCGCGGTGAGGATCAGAAGAAACGTTTCTTCATGCCGGGGTCACGGTGATCGTGACCCGCTGCACGTAGGACACGATAGCGCCTGCCGCCGACACCGCGGGCTCTCCACCAGCGTCGTACGTCAACTCGCGGTCGATCACCCGCGCTTCGGGAATCAGCAGGTCATGGGCCCAGCGGCCATCGGTCCGGCCGACGACACCTGAGCGCACACGGTCGGCCAGCCACTCGACCTGATCGCCCCGTTCCCCGACCGAGGTGATCTGGTAGGACCAGGCCGCGTCCGCGTGCCAGTCCCACAAGGGCGGTCCGCCGAACTCCGCCGGCAGCGAGTCGAGGACGGTATACGGCGCGGGCACGGACTCCCCCTCAAAGCGGGGGAGTTCACCGATCCCACACGGTCGGCCGGTGGCCTTCTCCACAAGGGCGGCGAGCGCGCGGGTGACCGGCAGCCGGGCCGTCACGGCAGCACTCCGTCCGCCAGCGCCTGGATGAACGCCGGTTCGGTCTGCCGGAACGCGGGCTCGACGTGCGGGAACGGCGGCTGCCGGTAGTGCCGTCCGAGCGAGTCCACGCCGACAAAGCCGTACTCCAGCCGCCTCGACTGCGGCTCGTCGGAGAACACCTCCGCCGTCACCTCGCCGCCGCCGGTGCGCATCCGTACGTCCCATGAGGCCCTGTACCGCCCGGTGATCACGTTCGGGCCGGGCCTACCGCTGGCGTTCCGCTGGATGCGGACACGCAGCAGCATGGCGTGGTGCCGCGTGATCGTCCGCGTACGGGCGCGGGCCGCCGAGCCCATGCGGGCCAGTGCGGCGGCAAGCGCGATCGGGTCGCGGAAAGCGGTCGCGTCCGGGTGGGCGTTGGGGTGCGGGTTCACCGGGGCCATCAGTCGATCACCTGGACCCGGACGATGCGCACCACGCTGTAGGTGCCCACCGCCTCGTCGGAGAACCGGAACCGGCGGCCGACCAGCTGAGGATCGCGCGGGCCTCCGGGCCGGACGGAACCGGCGACACGGATCACGTCGTCACGCCGCAGCGCCGGAGCGTCGACGGGCAGCACGGCCTGGTAGTCGGTAGTCGGCGGTTCGACGGCGATCGACCCGCCGACCGGCGTGGTGATGGCGGGACGGCCGAGCGGCATCACCGCGCCGAGCCCGTCCCAGACCAACTCCTCGTCCGGCGTGGGCGGCACCAGCCTGCCCGTGCTCTCGTCCAGCACGTCGTCCGTACGACCCGCCCAGTCCCGCCACACTTCCAACTTGTCGTCCAGAATGCGCCCGACGACCCGGCGGGCGCCATCCACGTCAAAGGCCACGGGCCCACTCCCCGAGCTGGGTGAGCATCGCCTTCGTCAACGAGTACGGCTCGGAACCGATGTCGGAGCGGGCTAGCACAGTGCGCTCCAACCCCTCCGGGTCGATCGCCTCGAGGAAAATAGCTGCTGTCGGACCAGGATCGGGGACGTCCGCCACCGCCACGCGGGCCATACCGGACCACTGAGTGTCGCGGCGGTCCGTGACATGTAGCAGGACATCCGGCTGTTCCCCGGCGAGGTGGCTGACGGAGTACGCCTTGACCGTGCTCGGGTCGATACGTGTGCCGTCGATCTCGATGTCGGCCCGGCCGCCCTTTGCGGTGATCTCCACCTGCCGGGCAGCGGCCGTGTCGTTCATCTGTTCCATTCAGTCGACGCTACGACGGCTGTCGGACAGCTCCGGCTGTCGCAGCGGAATCCGAGCGGTAGATGCCTTACCTCCTACGGCCTGCCCTGCACCAGAGGCTGCTCGTCGAGTGCGACAGGAATCCGGAAGACCCCAGACTGTGCAGTTGATTCGACCGTGGATGGCCTGAGCCGTAGAGGCACGCGACAGGCGATCTGCTGCCACAGTTGTTCCCATGGAGCAGCCATCAGCGTTACGGCAGGCGCGAACAGCGAAGGCGCTCACCCAGGAAGAGGTGTGTGATCAGCTGAACGCGATCACAGGCGGGGCGACAACCCCGACGTTGTTGAGCGCATGGGAGTCCGGGCGTAAACGGACGGGCCCACGGAACCGTAAGGCGCTGAGTAAGTTGTACGGGATACCCGCCGTCGTCTTATTCGCTCACCAAGACCGGGACGAAGCAACCACGACACTGGAGGCTGCGGGAACCGCCAACGTCACCCGGGTCCTTACGAGGTACGACGACCTTTTGCGCGCCATGACCCAAGTTGTGACGGGAGCACAGCGACACCTCGTCGTCACGGGGTCGCGCTCGCGTGAACCCGGCTACCTGAGGGCGATCGAGGACTCCCTGCGGTGCTTCCCTGACCTGGTGCACTACAGGGTCTTGTACGGGCCGCCCCGCCATCGCGCCTTGCACGACCACCTGCATCGCCTCATGGAGATACGCAACCCGGGCGAGCGAAGGAACGGCATGAAAACGCTGCACATCGGACTTGTGGATTCGCCCTCCGTCCTCGAACGGCACTTCGTGGCCTCGGAATCCGCCGCCGTCGTGCCACTGCCAAGTTTCCACGGTCGGGACGGCTTCGACTGCGGCGTGATGCTTGGCGCCGAGGCATCCTCCGGTCTGGTTCAGCACGGCCGGGAAGCGTGCGCGGCGGCACGTCCGCTGGAGGCCCTGACCGATCTGCACCGCCTGCCCGTCGGGGCCGGCCATGACCTAGGAGAGATGTGAACGAGGACAATATGGCGGCAGCGCGGCAGCGCGTCGGGTCGGTGGTGGAACTGGCTCAAGACCTCGTACGGCTGCCCAGCCGTGGTGGCATCGACGGCTACGAACCCGTCTTGGCCCATGTTGAGTCCTGGCTGCGTGAACGCGCACTTCCGTGCCGTCGGCTGTACAACTCTCAAGCGGGGGCCGTTGGACTGCTGGTCGAGATCACCGGCGGTCGACCAGGCCCGTGGTGGACGCTCGACGCTTGCCTCGATACCGCGCCTTACGGCGACGAGGACGCCTGGTCGTTCTCCCCAACTGCCGGTGATGTAGTCGATGGGTGGTTGCGGGGACGCGGAGCAGCCGACAGCAAGCTCGCCGCCTCCGTCTTCTGCCACCTCGCCGAGGACCTGCACCATCACGCTGACCGGTTGACCGGCGGGTTGAGCGTGCTTCTGGATGTCGATGAGCACACAGGAGTGTTCGGCGGTGCCCGTGCATACCTGGCTGACAGCGAGACCCAGCGGCCTGCTGGGGTCGTGATCGGCTACCCCGGGTTCGAGGAGGTCGTGGTGGGCGGACGCGGGCTGTGGCGGGCCACGTTGACCGTCCACGCCCCGTCCGGACACTCCGGCTCCAGTAAGCACGTCACCGGGGCAGTCTCCCGGGCTGCCCGTCTCGTTGCCCTTCTGGACCAGGCGCAGCTTCCCGGACCTGACGACCGCTTCCCTCTGCCCGCCAAGGTCAGCGTCACCGCGATCTCTGGCGGCGCGGGCTTCTCAGTGACCCCTGATCGGGTAGACCTCAACGTCGACGTGCGCCTGACCCCGGCCTTCGACGAGGAAGCAGCCGCCACCCTGGTGCACGATGTGGCGCGACGGGTGGACGCCGAGATGCCGGGGCCTGCTCCGACAGACGTGGCGGTGGTGGCCTGTTGGCCGCCCTTCCGCCTGACCTCCAAGGACGAGCCCGTCGCGGCGATGCTCCGCGCAGCCGACGATCTGGGCATTGCCCTGGCGACCAAGACTGCCGGGCCCTCCAACATCGGCAACCTCTTGGCTTCCCACGGTGTGCCCGCCACAGCGGGCTTCGGCGTCCCGTACGAGGGCCTGCACGGCATCGATGAGCGTGCCCGGCTGGCGGAGTTGCCGGAGGTCTACACCCTCTACCAGCGTGCCCTGCTCGATCTCCTGGGAGCGGCTACCACGGCACACGCGTAGGTGTCAGTTTTGGACCAGGTGGGGTCAAGAAACGGACGAGTTGCGGAGTACTTCTGCGCCTTCTGCCCGGTGGCCGTTGGCGGTGTGATGGGGGTGTCGAAAGGCCGCACCCCGGACGAGCCGGGTCGGCCATCACACCAGTGAATCGGGAGTACGCGATGAACAAGACCGTCATGCCCTCCGCCGCTGTGGAATCCGAGACCACCGAGATCGCGCCGGTCCTGGCCCCGCTGGCCGTCGCCGCGCCCGTCGTGGCGGCCACCCGCGGCCGTCAGGTCTTCAACGACTCGGACAAGGACAACTACTTCGAGGGCTGA